TGGCTTATACTAAGCTAGGTGTGCAGGGTAAGTTGATGTTGATAAAACCACTAGTTATGGCTATCGGAGATGCAGCAGCAAATACAGCTCGTATGGGTAAAGAGGGTTGGAATCATAAGATGGGTATTGATAACCCACGAATGGCTGGGGACACACTAGGACAACGTATGTGGCAGTACATGAAAGATAATGGCATTGCAGATACTTATGCAGCCGATCTTAATGTATCACATAGTGGGAGTTATGGAAGTGAAGCAGTTAATTCACTTGCTAATGTGATTACACGTACTCCTGACTTGGTTGGTCGTTCTTACTTTTTTACTGCGGTGTCTAGAGCATTCATTGAATCTGGTGTTCCTGAAGCTCGGGCATTTGAGTATGCTAAGCATATGTCAGAAGTTATGATGAATTCCTCACTTAAAGCTAATCAGCCGCGTTGGTTGAAGAAGGCTGGTGTGCTGGGTGAGGGTGCTGGTAACCTGCGTACCTTTATGTTCAATGAGCTTACTAAGCTATATGGTGATGCAAAGTTCATGAATCAGCCGGGTGCAAAAGCTGCCTTTATGGTTAAGATAGGAATGATGCTTGGTCTTGGTGGTATTATGGCGATTCCCGGATTGAACTACATGGCGGGTATCTATGATACTTTGAAGGATATGTGGGGCAAGAATTCAAAAGATCCTGCTATCCTTAATGCACCTAATTCCAAGATGATTATGGGACAACTGCCTCCTAGTATTTCTAAGGGACTGTTCTCTGATACCACTGGACTTGACTTCTCTGGTTCATTTCAAACGGGTAGTCCGGGCGGGGATTTTTCTAGCTATGTTTGGCCGTTGTACAGTGCTGTTGGTTCTGTAGCAAGGAATTTGACTGGAGCGGTTCCCGGTGTGATTAACCAGTTCCGAGAAGGGAAGGACGATAGGCTTAGAACTACTAATCAGGCTGCACGGCTTGCGCCTAATCTGCCCTACATCAAGGGAGCCCTTGAAGAGAACATTGGACATACCAATGCAAAAGGTAACTTTGAATTCCAGCAGATGAATGATGCAGGCACCAACGTAAAGACTGTTGAGCGTACTCCAAGAGAGCAGCTACTACGTAAACTGACTGGCGTTACTCCACTCAGGGAAGCACAGGAACGTGACTTGTCTTATGGACTTAGTCAGCAAGAGAAGGCTAGGACTGATGCAAGAAATTCAATTCTCTCTGAACTAAACACCGAGATTCCAGCTATGGTAGTAAACAATAGATTGGGAACTAGTTATGATGGTAAGAGTAAATTGCAGGATTTGTATCAGAAGTACATGGAGCTTGGGGGTGATTCTGCTGAAATACAGAAGAGAATTCAATCTGTAGGACAGAATGCATTCCAGTCTAACTCAGCTTTCCAGAACCTTAATCGTAATCTTAAGCAGACTCGTGCTTTGATTCGAGCAAAGGAACAAGTAGAGGCATTCAATAAACTTAATGCAGCAAACGCTGAATAATAAAAAGCCCCCAATCTCGTTTGAGAAAGGGGGCTATTTTTTTACTCATCTAAAACAACATCATCACACAAACCAACTTCAACTATCAAGATACCAAGAAACAGTCGTAAGGATGCTGTAGATACAGACAATACACCAGCTTTAAATCCAAGAGGATGATTCTCAGGAAGATCAAGTCCAATAACAACCCCCGGGATAAATGCCAATTTTAGGTAGATCATAGGATTTCACAAGCCCCAGAGGAGCACGCAAGTTCACGCGCTGACGTAGTGCCATCTTCTGTTTCAGTGAAAGTCTCCCAATTGACAACAGGGAACGCTGAAACAGCCTTTTCATATTGCACTTGGTCAATCTCCGTGTACGGAGCCTGCTTGTAGACATGGTCACTATGGGGTAGGAAAGAGACTCCACATAATTCGTCGAAGTGCTCATACACCCATGCTCCTACATGCATCCATTCATTTTCCTTTACATAAACAGTAATAGATACGTTATGATCAGTCCAGTTACGTTTGAACAGGAGATAATGCTCAAGCTGCTCAATCGCAGTACGATCATTACGATACACTGATTTAGCCGGTCCCTTGATAGGGAAGCTAAACACACTAACATCAGGATGATACACATCTGTTTCAACAGGAATTCCCTGTGCAGCCAAGAAGGCACCAAGTGGGTCTTTCTTATCAGACCGCACAGTACGAATATAATACTGACTGTATCGTGGATGAATACCAGATGCAGAGTTCACTAACTGACTTACAGTCCCGGATGGCTTGATTGTAGTACTTGCAGCAGCAGGGTTAATGCCAAGATCAATAGCCCAGCTTCGATTAACAGCTCTGACGAATTCTCGCAAATCCACGAGATGACTTGCCACAACTTCACTTTTCTCATAGTTTCCATTCAATAGTGGGCTATCCATAATGCCTGTCAGGGAAACCCCCAACAGAGCCTCTTCAGCAGTATTCTTGCTCCAAATCTTACGCACATATTGGAAGTCTGTAAGTGTGGCTTGGAATGTACCAAGAATAGTTGCAATTTCCAACTTACGTTTAATATCCTCCCAAGTATCTTCGTACCGTAGGATGGCCTCGGTTAGATTACACACCTGATTTGGTCGAAGACTAATCTCTCCGCAAGGATTAGCACCAAATTCATAGCCGGGATCACGATCAATAGCAGCGGCTGCTTTCTTACTAGCCAGCCGATTAAAGATACCTCGTTCGCCAGAATGAGAATCATACAACGATGCCCATTCTCGCATAAATACACCAATCTCGGGCTTTTCTGTATATGCCACAGAGTTGTTAGCAAGAGTGCGCTGGGAGTTATTTTCCCACCACTGCCCCGTCTTAGCATTTCGCATACGTTCATCACTAAGATTAGACAAACTAATTAAAGCAGAACGTCGCACTCCCCCTGCGATAATAACCTCAGCAATCTTACAAGAAATATCATGACACTCTACAGAGTTTAGTTTGCGTCCTCCAGCCTTCTTAAAGACTCCAACAACAAACAGGAAGAGATCGTTGAGTGGGCTTGGGCCTGAAGCACGGCCTCCAAAAGTCCGGAGTCGAGTTCCTGCAGGTCTGACGCTCGATAGGTCCCATTTAGGCACTTGGCCCTGATAGAGCAGGCCAATGAGTTCGCGGAGTCCTGAAGCCCAACCAATTCGACTATCACGGATCTTAATCGCTGTATCTGACTCATGGAACTCCTCTGCCACTGTAGGCAATTGATTAATGAATTGACGTTCTACACTAAAACCAACACCAGTACCACAACTTAGTACATAAAGCATCTCATCAAATGCACGGGGATCATCAATAGGTAGATAGGAACAGTTAAACCCTGCCATATTATCTCGATCCAGTGCAGGCCCAGCAGTCATCAAGCACCGCATACTGGGCATTACTTCTTTGTTGTAGATTGCAGGAAAAGCGATATCATTAAACCATGCTGCATGCTTTGGATACCGCTTAGCAAAAAAATTACAGTATCTACGTACTGTTTCTTCCCACGTCTCCCGCCTACTCTCTGCTTCAATCCAACGTGCATAACGGGAGAAGCTAATATACTGTTCAAAATCCTTTTCAGTCTGTTGTTCCGTGCTCATAGAATTCTTTGAGTTCCTTTTTTTGTTCTTCGGTTTCAATACTACGGAGGCGGTATGCCTTAGTACCAAGCTGCTCTTCAGTATCCCTCTGACGATTCGTCTTCAGAGTTTTCTTGGTCTTGTAGGACAATTTCGGCAAGGCGGTCAAAGTCATCTTCAATCTTTTCCTTAAGGGCTTCAACAAGCTCTTCAATATCAACTTCCAACAGATCAATTAAATCATGTGGATCATATCTTGCAGTAAGCAAATCAATCAGAGCTTCGAGGTCAAGCATTCTTTCACTCCTTCTGCAGCATTAAGATACCCTCGCAACCAAGAAAGAGTATAAAAAATACAAGCCATAAAAATACCCCATTGTTGATTTACAAATGTAGTATAGAACCAAAAAGGTTGGCTACAAAGACCAAGAATACAACCAATAAATCGTTCCTTTGGTGTTTTAGATTGAGACATAAACAACGCAGAAACACCAAGAATAAAGATAATCATTTGAATATATTGATCAAGCATCATCCAACTCCTTCTTGCATTCCTGCATTGCCTTGGCAAGATCAACTACAAAGTCAATATAATAAACTACTCCAAGAGGATCAGCGGCCTCAAAAGACAAACCACCACAATGAATTACAATCTCCCCAACAGGGGCATCATCATCCTCAAGATACACATTCCAGATTCCATATGTATCCCCCTTTAATACTTCAAGCATTTGGATACTCCATTTCAATCAGCAAATCAATACAATGCTTAGCTTTCCTCAAATCCTCTATACCATTTTTGTTTCTATGCCTACAAACATACTTAATAACATTCCCCTCAATAAAGGGAATTTTATTCTTTGTAATAAATTCAATTGGCTGAATTACAAACTGCTGATAATGATTGCCACCTTCTTGTACATCCAATGCAGACATCAAACACCTCCAGAATTGAACTTAACTTCTTTTTCTTTTACTCCAAGACGATCTTGGAACCAAGCACCACAGTCAGTACATTGATACCGCTGCCGTTGTCGTACTGTATTAGTAAATCCACGCTTCTGGAAATGCACACCTCCACAAGAAGGACAGCAGGAAATATCACTAAACAGATTGTAGTTGGGTGGATTAGGTACCCAAGGAATCAACTTATCATACAACTTCTCAAGAAGGATGGTATCGTTAATGTTATATTCCTTCATAACGGCCCAATCATCTGGACGGTTTTCCATACAACCCTTCCAAAGATCGAATCCTTTATGGTGTGTCTTTGTGCCAATACCCAACTGCTGAGACACAAAATCAAGTTTATTAGAAGCAAACCGGAAGTTTCGCTTGACAACTTGGTAAAGATCTACCTGCTTATATGGCTTAGGGGGAGTCAACCCCAACATCAAGAATTCCTTGTTCAATGTAGGAATGTCAAACTTCTTGCCATTATAATGAACTACCACATCCGCCTCAGAGAGTAGATCGTGGATACGATGCACCATGTCCAGTTCTGTGGATTCATTAAGTCCAGAGAAATAAATAGAACGGTCGCCATACCACTTAGCAGACCAGCATGCTGTACGACCGGGAGTAATGATCTTGTCGTTAGTGATCGTAGTGTTCCAAAGATTGAAGGTATATGCAAGATTCGGAAAGGTTTCAATATCAAGTAGGAGAATCCTCATGAGAGTACAATCTCTTTCTTATCTACTGGCTTAAGATACTCTGGCTTAATAGCTCCCTGTGCAAGCAGTAGATTCAGGCCCTGATTGAAGATAAAGGAAAATTCCTGTTCACTTAGTTCTGCTTCAAACTTAATGGTCTCTCCATCAGGCTTCTGTACTACGGAAGTTACAAACATTCTTCACTCCATTTCTTTATTGTTTCTACGTCAGAGACAGCACACCAAGGAAATCCAAACTTAATGCACCAATCCTTGTGGTCCATCTTTGTACGTGAAATCATCTTATATGGATTAGCAAACACAAAACGAATATCAGCTTCAGGATGTTGTTCTTTAATCAACTGATATTTATGCCGCTCATCATAATCACGTAGATATCCCTTGCATTCTATAAAGATTTTATTTGGCAAAGTAAAATCAATCGTGTACTTATGCTTACTTTCTGGTACTGTATATGCTAGGTGGTCTTTTTCATAAACTTGTTCAATACCCAAACTAGTTAGAATGTCTCCGAAGTCATCTTCGAGTTTGCTACGATGTCCGGATTCCCTCTTTTTTCCATGTTTACGCAAAGTTCGTCCAATGCCTTTCTGAAGTCCGCTTCATTATTGTATGTTTGTAGATACTGCCCATCAAACAACTGCCAAGGCTTACGCCAAAGATGTACAAGATTGTAATTAATAGTGAAACGTTTATCGTCTCCATAAGCCTCCCGGACAATATCAGGATAGTCAGGAGGGCCACCACGTAATAGAATCTTTTCTGCTGTAGCAGGACCACAGCGATTAATAGGACTAATAATGTTGTCAATGCGGTCACCCATCAACATCTGTTTCCAGAAGGTGTGCCACGCATCATCATAGTTTACTTCAATTAAGGTTGCTTTGTCAAGATGGTAATGCTTTCCGGGGAACTGCTGCATGTCTTTGTCGATGGTACATGCAACTGTGTCGTCTGTTTGCAAGCATGCGAGCATGTCGTCTGCTTCACAGAAGTTTGCATACTTGAAATGATCTTTGTAATATTCCTCTGCGAACTTTTGCAGATCATGGAAGCAGGCTGGCTTTTCTCCAGTTCGATTCCCTTTATATTCTTTAAAAAGTTTATACCGGAAGTTCGCATCTTTTCCTTTCGGAGTACACCACAATGTATATTGTTTAGTGTTGACTTTTTCTAGAATATTATCTACGTAGTCAACAAGTAGTTCAATACATTGCGCTAGGTTAAGAGGTTGTGGCTCAGAAAACCCCCTTTCGAGGGCTTCCTGTTTCTTATACTTAGCCACATAGCTGCTTCCTGCAGAACACTTCCACAGGACTACATCCATGTCGATATTGGCGTGCATCAGATATCCAAATATTTAATTGTAATTAGAACAAGACAAGCAGACAAGCAGATACTTAATACTAAAAAAGCAACTGCAACCGAGGTTTCAATCATAATTAGAACTCCACATCTCCATCTTCATCGAGAACTGCATCTGTATTCTTATTTACCTTAGGTGCAGACTTCGCACCAGTATCAATATCAGGATCAAACTTACCAAAGACGATATCCGCAAACTGCTGTACAATAGTTGCAACATCATTGATAGTTGCCTTCTTATTTCCAGTTACCTCAAAATACTTAATTGCATTGGTAAGGGCATTCTGACGTACAATCAATTGCTGCCGCTCAGCATCCCCAGTACGTGCACTAGTCCCAGAAAGAATAGAGTTACCACTACCACTGGAAGTAGTACTGGGAGCACTTCCTCCATTAGTGCCTTCTTCCACTTTGATCCAATTCCAGAAATCATTGATCTTCTCCGCAGTTACTGTGTATTCGTTACCATTAACTTCATGACCGACCAAGAAGCCAAAAGCAGCTTCGCTAGCGCCAAAGGACATCACCTTACGACTACCAGTCTTACCATCCTTCAAGTCCTTATAATCAACTGTTGCAATCTTATAAGAACTCTTTGCTGTCTTACGAGTTTCAATCTGTACATCAAGAATACGAACGGACAACTGCATGCTTGGATTTGACATTAAATTTCCCTATTAGTGTTGTTTACTTTTCCAGTCAGTACGTGCCCACCAACTGTTTCGTTTTACTGCATTCCTGCGAGGACTCACATTAAATTCCTGCAGATGTGGGTATTGCTTTTTGCTCATATATTTCCTTAAAATAACCAAGATGAGTACTAGACTGTAGAAAAATATCAGGTGTTGTTTTAGTTTCCATACTAGTTAGGGAAAGTCCCTTATTCTTGGTAACTACATATAGATTTTTTCCTGCATACCTATATGCAAACCCAATATTACCTCCATTACTAAGGGCAATAATCACGCTTCTTCCTTAAAGTTACCAATAATATTAGACGTAGAAATAAGCTTATTTAGATCACCGTTAATTGTGTTTCCTGTTATGCGAGTACTTTCATGGTTTATAGCCCAGTAGAAACATACAAATTCAAGGGGCTCATAGATCACACACGTTTCCTTTGAAGCAAAGTTACATAAGATCATTTAAATTCCACCAAATCATAATAGTTCATACCATAACAAGATTCCACTCTGAACTCAATGTTGAAATCAATGTTGTAATATTGCTTGAGTAAAGCTGGAATCTTCTTGGCCTCTTCGTCCAGCATATACTTTATATTGTACAGGAACTCCTCAGGAGTGTCAATACAAAGTGAGTCATGCACAGAAGAAAAAAGCTTGGCTTCAGGAAATTCCCGCTTTAACCGCCTAAGGACTGCAATCCTATACAACTTCATAATCTCACTCTCCAAGGATTGGATTGGGAAATTAGCGATCTGTGTCTTAGGCCATACACTCTCCCCTCGCTTCTCCACAGGCTGATAGTACCATTGTGCTCCATGGATTCCTGTGTAGTGTCCTTTATTTAGGATCACTTCCTTCAGTGTAGCTTCTACCCACTCTCCAAAGCCTGAATACTTATCATAGAATCTTTCTATAACTGCTTCCCAATATCTCTGGGTTGAGGATACGTGCATAAACTCAGGATCATTTGCATATGCATAGGCAGACCCCAAGAAAATAGCACGGAAAAGGAACTTCTTAGCAATCAACCTAGAAGGAAGTACAAAGGCTTCCTGATTCATTGTATGTTGATCTATACCTTCATTCCATTCCTGCATTCCTATCTTATCTTGGGATAAATAAATACCTACCAACCAATCTAGTGCCTTTGCATCTACAGAGATAATCATTTATAGCGAGTCTCCACATACTTCTGAAAGGTTGGATGTAAATTCTGAAAGTTGGGTTTATCTGAACTCAATCTCCCTGTAATGGTAATAGTTGAATTGAAATTAGGATGGAGTGTATCATGTTCCCAGCCATACTCTTCAATCATTGCAGGAATCTTGTTGAGGTATGATTGAATCAACTTATCAACCTTACCTACTTCAATGATATTGTCAAGTACTTTCCTACGTTTCTTTGTGCACTTTACTTTTTTTAGGTTGTCTTCAGATGTAGAGTAATATTTAAAGATTGTGTTTCCTTCCTCATCCTTAGCAACCTTATCTACCTCAGAACCCTCTACCGGTGTATATTGCCCTTCATATGCATGTTCATTTACAAACCATTTATATCTGGTCTGCCCGATCTTGGCACCAGACTTATACTCACCAATAGGTAGTTTATACTTTTCGTAAATGACACCACCAAACAAAGCAACGGAAAGCTCATCAGAACTACCAAGGTTAATATCGTAATCAGGACTAATTGCATCCATGATTTCCATGTAAAGCTCAACCCTACGGCCCTTCTGTACTTCAAGCTCATTTAGTACTCCCTTAACATTAACAGGAGCACCATTCTGCTCCATCTCAATTAATGACCAGAGGTCAACACAATCAAGTCTAAAGCAAGTAAACCAACTAGGCCGCACTTTTCGCTGGACATCAAGGACTGCTCCTGTGCAATCCAAGTCACGAACCAGATACTCACCAAGAATGTCCCGAGGGATTGCATCAGTGTCAATTCCATTTTTCCAATATACTTCTTTTACTACATCTAGTTTAGTAGGAATACCATAAGCCTCACAGCAATCGTTAAGTGAGATAAACCGTTTAGCTTGGTACAGTTCACGATACCGATAGATCAAAACATCCCACAACTTATTATTGTTAAACTTAATACCATACCTAATCAACCAGTGAATATCGAACTTGATATTTGCACCAACAATAATATCATGGTCGTCAATGATCTTCTGTATACGTTCAACCACATTAGATTCATCCTCCCAGATAAGCACAGTTCCAATACTGTCCGATTTAAATCCAAAGACAACTGCTCTGTTGTACTTACTGAATGGATTCCCCTTCATATGTGTTGTTGTTTCACAGTCGAAGATCAACCATTTCAAAATAATTCCCTCATATTCTTCAGGAGGAATTCTTCAAATCGCATTGAAGGAAAGATCACACAGTATGAAGAATTCAAGATTCTCCTATCCACTCCATTAAATTTAAGGTATGGGCCAGAACGAAGTGCAAGGTACCGATAACTATATGGCTTTTTATTTAACCTTTTTTCTAGATACCTCCATTTCACGGGTCTTCGCATTTACTTCTCCTCAGTTTGAGACAAGTACATATCCACTAACTGCTTATAGGCGATTTCCGTATTATATCGTCCCTTCTGTTTAATGAGATTATCTACAGTACTTTGTAGTTCATTGAGCTGCTTTTTCAGTTCAGCAATCTCACTATATGGAACTAGTCCATGTGCTTTTGCAGGTGCTTGTTTGCGTCTAATCTCTTCACACATTTTATCTTCATCATCAAACATCACAAATCTCCAAATAAACTAGGCCAATGTCTAGCAAAGCATTCCTTCAATGGAATCATCAATTCCTGCATTTGTGGATGCGCAGCTTTAGCAGATCGCATACTAATCACATGCCGCCATTCACGAGGATTAGCCGTCATCACAATCTCAGTCTTCAATGAGTTAGGCAAGACTGCCCTTGCTTCCTGTGCAGTAGCACCAGATCGAATAAGGAACTGGTAGTTGGACTTTGCCTGTTCCATAGCAAGATTCCAAGTACTATATCCTACACTAGATTCTTCCCAGTAACAAGGTTTAATTACTGTAAGTTCACCATCAAACTTCCCATCTGTGTAGTTGCAGTAGCGAGTAGATTCCTGACTATAACTGGCCACACGATGTCGTACAAGCTCATGTGAAACTCCACGATCACAGATAAACTTCACTGTAATACTACCGTGCTCCAATACAGACTCATGATTAAGACTACGAATCTTTGACACAAACTTATGCGCAGATCCTTGACAAATCTTATCTTCTGATTTATAGCAGACCCTTCCTGCTAGTTCAATAACCTCTTCAAGGTTAGGAGTAAATGCAATAATTTCAAATGAAGGTGAAATGATTTTCATATATCAGAATTCCACAGTAGGTGTAACAACATTTGTTGTAGGATCTGTTCCAAACAAAAAAGGCAAGTCAGTCACAGCAAGACAGTGGTCTTCTTTATAAATCTTTTTTGTCTTCTGGTCAGTGAATTCCTTTTCCATTTTATCTAGATCATACTGACATACGAATTCCCAATCAGGAAAATATCCTTGAATCTTGCGGATATATGTAATGTCCTTAATGCACTCTGGTTTATGCAGAACAGTAATATGTTTGCTATTAAATGCGTGTTGGCATTCTTTTGACACACCCATAAGCAACTCATCATTGTAGTATGTTGCCCATACCCTTGAGATGTCAATGGGGAAACTTTCTACTGCTCTTTCTGGGCTTAGCATTTCCTTAAGGACAATCACTTGAATTGGCATCTCCTCAAAGACACCCTCAAGGACATAGTTGATAACTCTTGTAGGATATTTTTCTGGATTACCTACAGCACCAACCAAATAAAAATCACAAAGTCCTGCACTGGACAATAGACTACACATATCCTCGTATGAAAAGTCTGCCTTTGGTTTTACATAGAAGTCAATGTCTTTTGCAGGGCGGTCTAGTAGCCAGTTGCGAATAGCGCCACCAACAATATAAGAATGTTTAATGCAGTCTTTGATTCGTCGGAGAGCTTCTGTTGCAACTACTTTCTGCTCTTCAATATCCACTTTCTTTTCCTTTCATGAACTCTTGAAGTTCTTCCAATGAAATTACTTTATACTTACCACCATAAAGTAACCCAAAGGTTTCTCCACGAGAGATGATGTATCCCTCTAGTGTGAAGTTATGGTAGTTTTTAAGTATACATAACTTAGTTATAGTTGATGTAGTTACTGTCATCAATTTTCCTCAATAGAAAAGAAGCCAAGACTAGACACACCAACACTTCGCATAATGGCCTCTGGAACAGAGCTATATGTTTTATATTCTTCACTAATAGTATCAATTCTATATCCAGCTTCTTCATGTACCATACGTGGCCAACGAATGCACGAAGTTCCTTCAAATAAAGTCATTCAATCCTCCACAACTGCAAATGTACCATGATATTGATATTCAGGATGAAAGTAAGCCTCCCAACCGGGGAGACTATCATAGTGTACCTCATCAGGATCAACTAAACCCCAGTGACTAGCCCAGTAACAGGCTCCTTCCATTCCTGCATAGATTGCACTCATAGTATAGAATAACTTCATTTTTAGTCCTCTACTTCCTGAAAGTGACCTGCAACATCATGACTATGGCTATGTTCCACTGAAATAATAAATTTACTCCATTCCAGAGAAAATAATGGAGCTTGCCAACCCAAATTAGATCCATCTTGAAACTTTCCATCAAGTTCCCTCTTCAAGTACGCCGAACTTTCTCTGGATCTTGTATAAAAGTACAATAAGTTTTTCATCCTATATCCTCAAATCTAGCTGTTTCTGGTCGAATAAGCACATCAAACCGATCATGTCGAAGTCCTTCTTCTGTATCCGGATCACCAATCAACTTGTTCTTTGAGATTGCAATGTGTCGCATGTAATCATCACCAGTTGAACCAATGCCAAGGATGAACTGTGCTGGTTTCTGCTTCTCCGTCTTGGCGTTGGTTACATGCCCCATGTTGAGCCACTTGATACCCTCTGCAGAACCATCTGCCCATGTTGTACCAATGAAAGGGCAGTATTGTTTGGATAAATCCTGTGCCCATTTGAAGATTGTACCTAGGCGCAGGTCTTCTCGATCCGCTTTAAAGCCCTCTATAGCGTCTAGGGCATCACAAATGATCAAGCCGGGCTGGTAGTACTCAATGATAGATTCAATCTCTCTACGGTCCTTTAAAGAGCCCTCATTGATGCAGAACAGTCCTTTTGTCTCTTCACGAAAGCGTTCACTATATTCCCTAAGGTTCGCAATCAACTGCTGACGTGTCACACCAAACCAAGATTGGATGAAGCGTACCTTAACTTTACGCGACTCTTCTTCGTTGTTGATGTATAGCAGTGGTTTATTTGCTTCTACCAACTGCTTAAGCATGAAGGAACCTTCTGAACACAACCACGTAGTTTTGCCAACCTCTGGACGTGCAAAGATGAAACCGAAGTCTCCCATACGTAATGACCCAAGGGATTGGTTTAGAGTCTTCAGGCGCCATCGTAAGCCTGGTGTTAGTACTTCCTGTGTTACGAGAGCTTCAAGGTCTTCCTGAACCATCCTAGTGCGTTCGACAGATGTACGGACAATCGTACAAGAATCAATAGTGCTGTGTAGTTCGTCTGATGTGATTCTTCCTTCACTGAAGTTAAGATAAGCTTCAGCAAGCTTGAAAGAATTCGATCGTTCTCGGAGGTTGTTAAGTAGCAGTTCTGCAGCGTCTGCAGCAATGTTGCTACCTCCTGCCTTGTCAATGAGTGTTTGGATGAGTTCATAGGTATCCCGATCCTTCTTGGTGATGTTGGGTAGCTGTCCGAGTACAAAGGCACTATACTCATCGAAGGTAAGGTCTCGTTCTAAACTACCAAAGAGTTGGTCTAGGTAGTCATACAACAGATCAACTGTAGGGTTCGTTCCCTTAGGTACGAAACCTCTATACTTTACATAGTTGTCTTTGCTCAGTAAGAATTTAAGAAGTTCTAACATTATTCTCCTATACTAAATATACTATATTATTTATTATCTATTAATATAGTATATTTATTAATAATATACTATATATAGTATATATATTATATATAGTATTAATATATAATATATTTAGGGTAACACAAAAGCTTCAGTCTGTCAAGAGCACTTTGCCTACTGACCGTAGGGTATATGGCAGAAGCCCATCCCGCTGTATCAGACCCACTTCATGCCCTCGATTCCCTCCTAAAACAAAATACTGTAGTCCACCTTCACCAAATATAGCACCAGAAGGTATATTTTTACCCCAAGGGGCTATGCAGATATCTAAGGTGTTCATGTCAATCCTCCTCCTCAATAAAGGTTCCTAGTTGGGTTTTGCCATACTAGACGTATTTATGTTTGCTACTTACATACTCCGGGTCATTAAGGGGATGATCGTTGTATTGCCAATTCTCAAGGTCACTTGTAGCCCCCACCACGTCGGTCGCCGGCCATGTGTGTATTGTTGCCATTAGTCTTCCTCTTTAAAGGAACCACAAGGATAAGATAACCTATAGGAATAGCTCCAGTGAAGAATCTTGTGATCATAACTACAATAATATGAGTACATATAACGAGTCTTATTTGTTTGGATAAAAACACTACGCCCATTCGTCCCCATTGCAAGTTCAATAGGTATCATTTAGTCCTCCACAAGTTCAAAAGAACCAATTGCCTGTCGCTCATGTTCGTTGCCGATTAAATAGAACCCTTCAGTGGTTGCTAGTCTGTGTGCGTAAGGCCCAGTTGCTCCATAGTAATAATTGAAGGAGTATATGTAAAAAACATCACCATCTCTTTTTAGATATGTCTTCATTACTAATCTTCTACTTTAAACTCACCAACCGATACTGTACTGTACTGTACCATTTAGGGTCCTTTCTGCTCTTTTCAATTAGGTAATACTTGGGGTGTATGCTGTACCAGCACTTTTCTATTTTAATAGTAATCCCCCACCTCGCCGAAGTTGG